AGCTACACCTATAAAAGTCAATCCATAAGCACCTTGTATGTATTCAAATATTTTATAAACTGGTATAGCAGGAAACAAATCACGTGTATCTATTGTACCTGATGGTGTTGTAATATCTGAACCAGTACCAGTATTACATTCGTATCTTCTATCGCTACCAATTAAAGGAAAAGCAACGTTTGGATTCATAGATGTTAAAAGTCCAAATAAATTTGCTGCTGTATAATTAAAGTTTAATTCATCGTAGTAGCTTATTCTATTAGCCCCACTAACATACGATAGTGAATTTAATTTATCTGCTTTAAAACGGTCTTTTAATTGCGTTAAATTTCCAACAAACCCTATTGTATAGCTTTCAATTCCTCCATTGTTTTTATTTGCTTTTTCTAGTTGAAATTTACCATATCTGAAATTTAAAGTATCTATTTCAATGTAACCATAATATTTTATTCTATGGTCGTACCCATTATCTAAGGCATTTTCATACCAATACTTGAATATCTTATTGTTATGGCTTGAAGCTGGAATAGTAAACGATTTGGAATAGTCAGTAAAGATTTTGCCTATTTCATTAAAATTTTGAACCGATGATGTAACATTAATTGCTTCATCTTTAAACAACTCAATACCATAAGCCACACCATCAATATAGATAAATATTCCTACCATTATTGTACATCGTTTATAAGGTTATAAGTGTACTCAAAATCTAATTCGTAGTTAATCATCTTATCTTTTAAGTGTGTTTTATAAGGTAATGATTTGCTTTTTAATTGTGCAGGAATAGCATCTAATAAAACTGTTTCTGAAGCTAATAAATCAAACATAAAACTAATATAATTTTCTTCTACCCAACCCGTATTTAATTTAACTGTTTGCTTTGCATCAAAATTAAAAGACTTCATTCCACCAACGCTAGGGTTATAATCCCAATTTGATGGCAATACTTTAAACTCTGAACTTTTAAACTCATAGTTATTAGTTTGCGCTTTGAAAAATGTTATTGTTTGCCATCCACCTAAACGATTTATAAAATCACATCGAACGGGTGTATATTTCTGTTCACATACTGTTTTATAAGTTATAATTGGCAAAGGTATAACAGCACCTGTTCTTCTTGAATCTAATACTTGTACGGTATTCCCATCAACATAAGCACCTCCATTTAATCTATAAGGAACTTTAAAATTATAAATACCTACTGCATCAGCAGCCGTTAATATTGTTTGAATAGATACGTTTGCACCTGCTAAATCCACATATTTATATCGTATTGTTTCTGTTGCTAATGCATCCCAATCGATTAACAAATTAAAATAAGGTACGTTTTGAGTACTTGAAAAAGTAGTAGATAACTCATTTGTCAATATTTTAACCGTTGGATTTGTTAAGTAAATAGCAGTTTCAACCGTGCTTTGATTAGCACCTAAATTAGGGTTTGTAAATCCATTAACTCCTACAAAATCTAAAGTATCTATTTCCGTATAAGTGCTTTCGTCTTCAGTAAAAAATGTAATCACTTCAACTAAACAATACATTTCTTTTTCTTCAATATCTTCTAGTAATACGGTTTGAGGGTTTATATTTACAATAAAGTCCTTTATGTATGGAGATATATTGTAATATGTTTCCGTTTGAGTTATTGAGGGGATTTGCTTTGATAGGGTATAAGTTGGTTCCGTTGGTTTAGTATCGCCATTATACCATATTCTTAACTCTAACTTAGTTCGAATCTGCAACGCTTCGTCAATCGAAATAGTATAAGGACTTCTTACGTATATTAATTTCATTTTATATCTTTTAATGTGAACTTTAAAAATGTTTCTACATCTAAACCGTACTTCTCAACTATGTTATCATCTAAACTTTTATAGCTTGTTTCAAACGCTTCTCTAAAAAACTTTGTTTCTTTTGTACCCTTTAAATAAATGCTTCGGCTTATCATACTAACCATTTGTTTACGTGTAGTAAATCGCCCATCCTTGCCTCTAGTTCCAGCCAAACCTTTGCGTACTACCCAGCTATCAATAGCTTGTCTTAAACCGCCTTTTTTACCTGTACCACTTCCAAACTTATAAGGCGAGTTTGGTGCTTTTGAACTCGAGATTTTACCCTTAACCCCGTAATCTAAAAACTTCCAATAGTCCTCCGCATAAAAATCAAACCCTATACTATTAGGCATTTCCTTTGTCTTAAAATTTAAAGAGTTGGTCAACTTGTTACTTGTATTGTAAGAACCGTATTTGCCTCCTTTCTTTAAATTAGACTTCGCCCTATCTATAACAAGTTGCCCGAACTCATTTAATGCCGCTTGTACGTTATCAATCTTCACAACACACGCTCATTTCGTTATTAGGAATAGATAAGGTTAAATCCACTTTCCATCCATCTAACATATTTGTAAATTCTAAAAGTATCGGAGTTAAATCTGAAACGTTTTCAATCTCTATATCAAACTCATTTCTGTTTAACTGCATTTTGGTTATAGCATAATTTATAATGGCGTGGCACGTGTTCAAATTGTCAATCTCGTTGTCGTTGCCTAAAAACTTATCATTTGATTTTACCTTACTTACGTTTCGAATATCTAAGACCGCTATTTCAAAAGTGAATGTATTGTTTTGTCCCGGTGCTGATGCGTTAAGTATATTAATGTGTGCTAAAGGAAATATATTCTTTTTAACATTGTCGATGATGTCAGTACCTTGCGTAATGGTATTGATAAAAGGAGCATCTTTAATGCTATCTCTAATGAAGTTTAAACAGGTATAGTATTGGTTCATCGTTGTTGTTGTTTAATTTGTCGTGCCTCTTCTTTTCCCTCGTCGATTAAGTAAGATAGTAACGTGAGTGATTCGTGTAGTCCCTCGCTTCCAACTTCTCCCACTCTAATTTTAAGTTCTCTTGCAATTCGGATAAAAGATTGATACCAACCCCAGCGCTCTCCAAATCCATTTTCTCCCGCTTCGCCATCTTGGGAATAGAGGATAGGGTATTGTTCAACAATTCCTTGAATAAAGTCCAAAAAAAAACTGTTGCTCCTCGTACAATATGCATAGGCACATCATTGAAATTTTCAGCTAGTGATTCATCGCCTGTATAGGGTTCAATCTCGTAATACTCCGCTGCCTTTCTTTTGATAGGTCGGTACATAACCGATAACATTAACTCGGTTAACTCATCTTTACCTAAACAGGTATCTATTGTTGCGTGTTCCCCTAGTGAAATCTTTTCTATGTTTGGGATAAAACCATAGTTAACACCGTTTAACTTAAACGTGCGTGTTAGTGTTGGTGTTTGGTCCAATGTTAATGCTATTGTCTTAACAATATCGGCAAACTCTAATGCAGGAAGTTTCATTACATCACTTACTTCTAGGTTACAGAATATAGCCACCATTTGAATACATACATACGTTTCATCATCGGGGTTATCTTGTGCTACCTTTTGGTATCGTCTGAACTGCGATAAGGTAATCTCTTTTAAATCTGTTGGAATTAGTACTCTCATACTATTATAACTAAAAAAAAGTGTTTTGTTTATGTAATTATCACTTTTCGTGTAGGTTTGATTGCAAGTTGCATCATTGCAAAGTAGCGAAGTGCATCTATTGCGTGGTTCATAGAGTCAATCGGCTTGTTAAGTTTCTTGCCAGTCTTGTCAACATCCCAACTATACGCCCTTAATTCTTTGATAAGGTTAACACTTGACTTTGTGATTAACATTTGTCTTTGTTGTAGTACCGATATACCAAAGTTAATGGAATCCGCACCCTTTACAACTGCTTTGATGTTGAATCCAGCTCTGCGTATTTCCTCAATACTTTTAGGTTCGGCACTATCTGCCCAAATCGGGAGGCGTTTATCGTGGCTCATTAAGTTTATTATATCGGAGTTAAGTAGTGAGGTCGAATATATTACCTCGTTGCAAATAATCTTACCATCGTATTCGTGTACTTCGATAAGTGCGCTTGGATCGTTGCTATATCCAAAATCTAACCCGTAACCGATTAACTTTGCTTCTGTGGGTATTGTATCGATTAGTTCGTAATTCTCGAATATAACGCCCTCTAGCGTTCCAAGTTGACCGAGTCCGTAAACTTTGTACCAATTATCCCAATAAGATGAAGTGAGTGCCTTTTGCTTTGCTTTGTTTATAAAATTTAAAGCGGATTCTGGACACGCCTCGTTATCCAAATAGTTAACGATTATAAAATCTACGTCATTATCATTTTGTAGTTCGGTGTGAAACCAAAATTCATTAGTCGGATTCCAATCTAAGTACACCCCTTGCTTAGTTCGTGAGGCTAATTCAGTATAAGCGTGAAATACCATATTGTTAGCCTCATTCATATAAAGATAATCACGCCTTGCACCTCTTAACTTTGAATCGTTGTCTGCTGAAAAGAACTCTATTTCTGAACCGTTGCTAAAAGTGTATTTAAAATCTGTTGCGTTCCATCGATTGTCAAACCAGCGGTTTGTTTCTTTCATTATCTTTTTAAAGTCTTTCATCGCACCACGTTTTAAATGTGGGATTGATTCAGCTACTACGCTAATCTCGGTTAAGTCAGTTTTGATTGCGAGTTGAATTAAAATAGGAAGCACTCCATACGTTTTCCCCGCTGAAGTGCCTCCTTGTATTCCTTTGACAAATTTTGTCAAAGCTCTTATCTTATTTATTACTGTTGTCCTAATAAACATTAATCCGGGAATAGAGGTTGCTCTGCAATTATAGTATTTTGAACCTGCTCTGTTAATCCGTTTAATCGTTGTGTTATACTTGGATTGTAAACTCCTGCCATACCACCCTCTATTTGGTCTTTACGTGTATGTTTCTTAATATATGAACAGATAGTTGCATAATCATCGTATCTTTTGTCTTTATTCCTTAAATAGTCCCCTAAATCTTCTATGATGTCATTGTCAGCTAACCAACATTCAAAACCCTCTATTGTCAAAGGTCGTTCTTTTTCTTTATAAACTTCCAAAGCATCTTTACCAACCCAATCTTTAACTATAAAAGGATTGTTCTTTGTTTCCTTTTGATAGGATAAGAAGTACTCTTTTAGCTTTTCAGGTGTTTCTATAAATTTAGTCCTGCCCATCGTTAAACAATTTATTCAAATCCTTTACCATTATCGCCTTAACCTTTTCGCTTTTGGTGTTGGTGTTATCCAAGCCGAAGTATTTTAAGTATAATGCTGGAATATTAGGGTTATCACTATTAAACGCTTCGCAGTCCTTACAGTCGATTTTACAAATAGGCTTTTTGTGAGTCCATTTATCCATAGTGAATTGGCGGTCCTCACATTTGGCGCATTGCTTTATTCCAACTGCTTCTGTAATCTCTTTTACTATTGTTCCGAGTTTTGGTTTTTTACTTGACATATTAATTTTTCTTTTACCATTTTATTAATTCTGTGAACTGTTTGAATGTGTATTTCTGTTTGTCTTGAAAAAGGTCGTTGCCCTTGTAAGGTGGAGCAAACAAACATCGTTCGTTCGTACCAAGTTAAGTTTTTAGCAAGTTCGTCAAACTCTGGCAAAGATACATATTCATCTTCAATTATCTCAAACCTAGCAAAGTCCTCTATTAAGACTTCTTTTGTATTTAAAGTATCATAGAATAGATTTCTAAGTATGGTGTAAATATAAGAACTTTTGCAATCTTTAAACGTATGCGATTTTAAATACATTTCCTGCACAATCTCGTCGGCAAGGTCTTTGTCTTTCGTAATCATGAAAGCCATTTGTCGCCATTGCTTATCATCTTGTGCAAGTTTTTCAATCATCTAATTACATATCTTTTCCCCTAGTGTATGAACTCCTACTAAATCTCTTTGTCTTTGCGCTCCTGTACAATCGT